TTAGCACCGCCATTAATCGTCAAATTTGACTCATAAGGAGTTCCTGATGCAACATCAAATGTTATATTTTGATTAGCCATTTACTAACTCCTTGAGTAAAGATTTAATTTCATTAATCTCATTTTTTAAATTATCAAGATCGTCTTTCATGTTATCTATTTTATCATTTTCACTATGTCTCAGTTTTTTCTGAGACATATATTCACTGTATCCTGTGGAATTTTTATTCACAATGGAATTGGTTTTAGGGTCTCTATACAGTCCAGTATGACCCTCCACTTTAAGATAAGACATTTTAGGCAAGTGCTAGGACTCTTAGGTCTTTCACACGAGGAACATATACCTGAGTAGTAGAAGTCATTACAAGTTTGATTCTATAGTATTTGAAAGAAGGGAGATCATTTGCAGTAAAAGATCTTTCTTTAAAATCATTTGAATCAGGTTCAGTTAATTGATTATTAGTAGGTGCAACAAATACATCAGGTCTTCCATTATTATCAGCTGGATCAATTACCTCTCCTCTTTCATTAAGGTTATTATATCCTGGGAAAGGTCTATAAACTGGTTCAAAGTTTTCATTATTACTAATTGCATAGAATGCCCTAATATCACAACTATCATTTAAATAAACATTTGCTAAAATTTTGATAGAAGATGCTGCATTTTCTAATGCAATTTCTTTAGAAAGATATTGGAAAGCATTAGGATCATCAAACAGACTATTAACTCTGTTATCAGTTATGTAACTACTAACTCCAATAGGAGCGTTAACTCTATTAGAAATAAAGATAGCACTCATTCTTTGACTATCAATCACAGGTGATAATCTAGAATCCACAGTTGATAAATTAATTTGCATATTTAAAGATTTATTTCCAGGTAATGCACTTAATTTATTTGTTTCATTAATCTTAGAAGCAATGATTCGAGGAGTAGAAAGAAGATTATTTTCACCTATTGCAACAGATTCAAATGCTTGTTCAAGATAACCACTTTCACTTCCATCCAAACTTACACCTGTAATAGTTTTTACTTGTGCAGAAATATCAGTTCCTGGAACTGCAAGAGTTTGAATTTTAGGATTAATTATTTCAAAAGGAATATTCTGAGTAGCAGTTACATTTATTCCCCCTGCTGCTTCAGTTTCTCCTGCATATAATATAGGGAAACTTTCTCCAGTAGATCTGCCCAATCCACTAGAACCCATATCTAATTTAATAGTATAGGAATCAAAAGTAATTGCATCCGCAATGGACACATTTGCTAAATTATGTGTTTTATTAATTCTTCTTAATGAAACTCCATTCAATTCATATTTGTAAACTGGAGTTCCCGCAAGATAATCTTTAGCTGATGTAGAATCAATTGATCTAGAAGTAATACCTATATTTGCACCTGATGCAGAACTATATGAAAGGATTTCATCCCCAATCTTCAAGTATCCATAATTGGTAGTTCCAACTCCTACATTTTCAAATGTATCTAAATTAGTAACATCATCAACAGCAATATCACCAGTAGCGGTTGAATCTAAATCATTTGTTAATTTAGTTGGAATAATATTAGTTGCAACATCAGAAAGTGTTACATAATTATCACTGAAATACATTCCATGATTTTTATGATTAACAACTATATTGGTTCCACTATTAACTTCAATAATTTCAGAAATTGAAACATTTCCTCCTACATTATTAGCACCATTTAAGTCAGTGGTAATTCCAGACAAGTTGAGATATTGAACTGTCTTACCAGCTCCTGTTACAAAATCACCTTGAACCTTATCAAGAACTAATTGAGTCACACTAGAAATTCCAACAACAGATAATCTAACATTAGATCCTATCGCATCATTACCAATACCTGTTGCTCCTATTCCTAGAATATCACCTGCAACAAATCCATCACCACCAGCCGTAATTGTTGCACCAGTTGCAACTCCATTTTCAACAGTGATCTTAGCAGTTGCATTGAGACCACTTCCAGTTATACTGCTTAGTTTAACATCTGGGAATACATATCCACCTGATGTTGGTGTAAGTCCAATACCTGCATTAATAATATTTAAAGTTCCTGTTGCAATTCCTGCACTAGCAACATAATTACCAGTAGCATTACTACCAAACTGTTTTACAGTATATCCTATTTTTAAATCAGCATCTTCTAAATTAGATCCAATTCCTATTCTAACTTTTCTTGCAGTTATATTTAAAGGATCTGGTAATAAAGTAGCAATTTGACTATTACCTTGAGAAAGTTCAGGACTATAAACTTCTAAGGATCCTGTAGATGCAAAATCAGCTCTATAAAGGGTAAATTTCAAATCTTCCCATTGACTTGGTTCCCATGTAGATCCATTCTGAGATTTGAATAAAGAACCTAAGAATGGTTGTTGAGAAACAAATGTTCCTGTTATTAAATCAGTTTCTCCTACTCTTGAAATAAATGCAGAGTACTTATAAGATTCTGAAAGAATAACAATTGCATATTCAGTCCCACTTTCAACATAAATTGGTGCATCGAATGTAAATGTAGTTGCAACCGTTCCAGTATTTGAAACAGTAATATCAGATGGAGATTTTACAATTTCTGAGAATGGAATAACCTTAGTTGTAGGTGTTCCATTTTCCATTGTTCTTAATTGGAAGGTAACAGGTAGTCCTGTATCATCTTTTGTTGCAAAGTATACATCACAACTTGTTAAGAAAACTCCATTAGGATCTTCAACAAAGAACGATTGAGCTAAAGGATCCCACTGTCTTATCTGGACTGAAGTACTTGAACTTCCTGCAACTTCTGTCCATCCACCAGTATTTCTTGTCTCACTCAAAGCAGTGGTTTCAACTCTTGCATTTCTTACAGAAACAATATCTTCTTGCACTGTTTCTAAAATTCCTGTAGATCTAAATCCCTCCTCTGCTATGGTGGTGGCATTATCTCTATCAAGAGTAGCATTATTGATAAGAGTAAATACCTTTTCTCCTGTTTCAAATCTTGGATGCACTCCACTATCTGGATCAGGGATATAAAAACTTCCAAGTAAGTTTGCTCCAATATCAGATACTAATCTAACGTTAGTAACAACTGCTAATGCTCCACTAGTTTCACCAACTAAAATCATATCTTCTTCTACCCAACCCCAATATGAACCTTGAGGTTGATCTGCTAGTGCAAAAACATCAATATTTAAAATGGTAGAAGTTGAGGAATAAGAAGATGGAACAGATTCAGCACTATATGGACTAGCCCCATAAGTTTTTGTAGGAGCATTATATGGACCTTCTAAATGATTAGATTGAGCTACTCTAAACCTAATACTAGGATCTACTAGATTATTATTTTGTGGTGCAGATCCAATGGGTCGGGTTGTTCCTGTAACTGTTTCTCCAATCTGAAATACACCTGAAGACATTGAAATTTCCAATAATTTAGGAATACAATATCTTGTTACATCTATACCATCTAAAAATGCATTTAGTTCAGTAGATGGTTTAACTCGTTTTGCAACAAATTGAACATTACGAGATCTCATAAACCCAATAAGATCTCTACTTACAAGTCTATCTCCCTGAGAAGTCTGATCAAATTGTTCGGTAACTAATCTACGTGTACCTGTTCTTTGTTCATTACCAACTATTCTTTCTTGTGTAAAGGTTCTGGTAATAAATTCTCTTCTTCTCCATGCAACCATATCACCCCATCTCATGTCTCTCCCCCGTCTAGTCTCTCTTTGTCCTGTCCAATTAGTCTCCCATGAATTCCAAACAACAGATCCAAATCCTTCTTGAGGATTTCCACCAAATTGTTGAGTAAATTCGGCAACAGTTTCTGCAAAATTACCTTCAACATTAATAATATTGGCTTCTAATCTTGTTGTATTAAGCCAGTTGTCAGATGCTGGTGTAAGATCGATGGTTCCTTGCCAGAAAGATACCATGAAAGGAGTTACTGATTCACTTCTAGTTCCAAATGATTGTTCCAACCACTCAACTTCATTATAACTAAGAGTTATAATATCTCCTGTTCTCTTAATACTAGTCCCTTGAGGATTAATAAATCTTTTATCTGAATTAGAGTTTATCCCCTCTACAGGCCCTAATTCTAAATCAACTGCAGTAGTATAATGATTTGGTCTTAAAATTTGATTTGCTAAATCTAAACTATTTTTATATCCAACAAGAGTTGTTTGGGCAAGGAAATTAGTAAAATTATCAACAAAGAATCCAGCTTTAAATTTATTGAATCCTGCGGAATCAGGAAGGAATAAACTTGCAGTATTTGCTTCTAATAAAGAAAGAGAAGTATAATATTCCAAAGATGAAATTCTCTTTTCAAGTCGGTTAATATCCGACATTTTATATCTCTTATAATCTAAGAAACTTATAGAGATATTATCGATACTATAAAGATATGGAGGCAATGTTGCGGTTGCAATCTTCAATGCATCATCAACTATTACTGGTTCTCTAGGAGAATCAGATGGAGTACCATATTTAACTTGGAAATTACCCTCTTTTGTTACATAAATGCTATCAATTCTTCCAAGATAATAGGAAAAATTAGTTAATATGGTTTCATCCGATGCTAAAATATTTGCGGCAGAATTTCCAGAGGCATTAAATTCCCTTCCATAGAATTCTAGAGGAGATCTCACATCTTCAGTAACGGTGTAATTAGAAACTCTAGGTCTAATATCAATTAAATCCGTATTTCGGATACCATCTACTGTTGGAATTTCATAAGTATAATCAAAAGTATCATAGGAATTTTTAGTAGTTATATCACCATTATCAGTAGATTGATAATAACCATTTGCAAAATATATTTTTATCTGCTTGTTAGGTGCTTTAGAATCCGATTTTCTCTGAATAGAAGGATATCCATAAAAAGATTGATTTTGACCATTATCAGAAGTAAAATTAGCAGATATGTTAGAACTTGTATGATCTAAAGTAACCGCTAAACCTTCTATTTGAGACTCTTCAAATGATATACTCTCACCCTCTTTAAAATTAACATCATTTTTATTAATGACTGCAATTTTACTAGCAGAAATTATTTCAGCAACAATTGCACATGCATTAGTAGTTTTTCCTGTTATTTTTTCACCTACTACTAAATCGGATGTTGTTCCCGTAGATCCTGTTAAGGCAGATAGAACAATAGTAGGAGCTGCAGGTTCAGTAGTATTAACAGACTCATAAACACCATGTACAGTTATTAAATCTGCAACATTCAAAGAAATATCATTATCTTGTACTCTTGTGCCATATGGATAATTACCATAAGTTAATCCATCATTAAGAGTGGTAGAACCAATACCTGATGCAGAAGCAGTAGATTTGTCTACTAGAATACTATTAACTCTATTTCTAATTTTTTCTTTTGCTTTAGGTTTTTGTTTCTTTAATGTTGTTATAAGAGTTGCGTCATCTATACCAGCACTTAAACCTTGAATTTGTAACCTAGTAGAACCAGAAGTTAATTTAACTCTATCTTCTGTTAGAAGTTCAGTAGTACCATCCCCTTTAATCAACGTATATCTTTCTGGTGTAAAGGGTAAAAATGTTTCATTCGTACCAGCTGCAACTAGTTCAGAAAGTTGATTACCCGTGACAAGCACACTTTGTGTCTTTCTTATTCTGATAGTTCCATCAGTTAAATCAACATTAGAAATATTAGGAACTGGTAATTTAGTATAGAAAGAATTATCATCAGAATCTTGCAAATCTGTACTGACAACTGTTAAATCAGAAACTTGTGTTAGAACTGCAGGTAATTTACCGTCAGCTACACCACTAACCGTATTGACACCTGTTACAACAACATGAGTAGTACCCACACTGACTACAGATGCCATAATTGGTTCATTATATACACTTGTCTCACTAGGACTAAATTTAAGAATATTACCAACTTTAATATTTCCAGGAAATAATGGATTAGTACTTCTACATGTGCTAATAGAACGACTTGGATATCCTAAAAGACCAACATCATATCGATGAGGAGTAATAGTTGCAATACCAATACTAGTAGTATCAGTCTGAATAGTATCTGCAGAGAAGGTTTGTGCAGCACCCACAGTATTCATGCCGACACCATTGGTATTACCAAACACTGATTTAACATCAGAAATACCAAAAGCAGTTACTGCAATAGCAACTCTTGTATTTTCTACACCATCAATTATAAAGTTTTCATTTTTTATAAAATCTCCTTCTACTTCATATAAAGATAATGCCGTACTACTAGTTACAGCATCCTTTAAAAATGCAGTAGCTCCACTATGCTTTCCTTTAATATGAGTAGGAACAGTTAATGTTATATTTTCATTTAAAGTAATTTCAGTAACTGTCTGTAAATCATACAGTTTTAAATCCCATTCATTAGTATTTGGAAGTTCTCTACTATATGAACCTGAATTTAAATCTGCATCATATACTCTTGCAACACCAATTTCCTTACCAGCAGGTATTGTAGCCGCAAGTCCTACTCTTTTATCCCTTAAACTGACAATATAAGTATTACCAATACCAATTTGAGGTGATCCATAAACTGTATTTAATTTTAAAGTAGCTCCTGTATTAAATTCAATTGCCTGATCTTCTAAAGTTTTGGTTGTTCTTGGTTTAGGAGCATCTAGATATGTAGAACTAATTGTCTCTATATCATAACCTTTTACAAATGCTCTACCTGGAGAAATCTGATACAATCCCAAATTCCTTGCAGGAGATTTACCACTAGGCGTTAATTGATTACTTTTAAATATTCCATTATTTCCTTGATAATTATTTAAAGAATTTTTTGCTTTTACTCCAAAAGGTTTGACATAATAATCTCCCAATTCTGCATATGATCTTCGTGCTATTTCATCTGCAATAATATTATACTCAGTTTTTTCCTTTTTACTCTTTATTATACCACTTTCAATAGTTGCCAGTTCGATAAAATTATTATCATCAAAATCATCTAATGATTTTTTAATTAAAGACGTAGTTATTCTAAATCTATCGGCTCCTGGAGCAGAATAATTAGTAAATCCTCTTGCATTATCATTCAATTGAGGATTAATATCCGCATTAATTATTTCCTCATTTATAAGAAGTCCTACTCTATAATCAGGAGTATTTGAATATTGATCAAGAAGGATTGATTGATTACTTACTTGTATAAATTGTCCTCTTGCAAAATATATTCCCTCTGCTATAGAAAATGCAGATCCAGCAGATGTAGAATTTGAAACTAATGTAGACGCTAATGGTTCACCTGCAACAATTGTAGTATTAGCGGATATGATATCTCTATCAACACTTAACAGTTCATCATCTAAAAATTTGGATGTAGAGTTATCATTAGAACCTGAACCTACATATTGCACATAAAGAGTAGCATTTCCTCTTTCTGAATTTCTTGGTGTTAAAATTTTATCTACAACCGCAGTTACTCCCGAAGTCAATCCAGTAATTTGTCTACCCTTTAGTTGATTAATATAATCAGTTACAGGAATTCCCAAATAAACGTTTTCAAGTTCAACAGCTTCATATGGAGATGTATATGTAGTATTACCTGGTACTATCTTTGCACCTTCTTTAAAAAAGTGTTGACCAAATTTCTCAATCTGATTTTGTAAGATTGATTGAAGATTATTTAACTCTCTTGCTTGTACTGGATAAGCAGGTTTAAATAATACCTTATAATAGTCATTATTTGCATTAAAATCGTCAAAGTAAGGTGCTACGTTTAGATTGGTTTCCTGTGACATAATTCTTTAGAATTGCAAAATGACTTTGATATCTTCTTTTTGGTTAGTAGACCTTGTAATTGATGGTCTATTGTCAACGTAGATAATATTACCAGAATATTTTCTTACTTCTGGATTTGCCACTCCTTTTGTGAATGACTGTCCAAGATAATACGTCTTACTATTTATTACAGTAGATACACCTGTAAATGAACTGTGAATTGCTAATGTGCTTGATCCACCTAAAATATTAAAGGTTCCTCCTGAAACAATATTAGAAGTAAATCTATCAAGTTGAAATCCATATTCTGGGGAGGTATTAGCAGTACCATTGGTGTTAAATCCAGCAGTAGTTCTATCTTGCCAATACTTCAAAACTTGAGTGGTTTGATCATAAGAAATAACTCTTCCAACAGCTGTAGATCCTAATCCAACAGTTTGAGTTATAAAATCATCTGCAGTAAACGTAGTGGTACTTGCACCAGCACCAATAAGTTTTAATGCATAAACTGCACTTGCTTTATCAATTTCTAAATTAGAACTAGTTCCGTAAGATTTAGGATTTTGAACAATTCCAACACGGGCAAATTCATTACCTGTTATAAAATCAGGGTTTTCTGTATCATTCTCAATTCTCGCATATATAAGAGCATTTTTTGCTCCTAATTCACGATATATATCTGCACCATGACCTCCTTCTGGAGGAATGATAACATTAAATACAGGAGCTGTACTTCCTGCTGGTACTCCCCCTGCTATTACATCTACCGTACCAAAACTATATCCAGAACCACCTTTTGAAATAGTTACGGATTCAACTTTAGAGGCACTGTTGATAACAACAGTTGCTTCTGCACCTGTTCCATCACCTTTGATAGGAACTTTAGTATAAGTTTGATTGGCAGTTCCTAATCCAACACCTCTATTTGTAATGGTAGCAATTTTAAGTTGACCACTAGTAGAAGCATTATCTCTTACTGCCGCATCAGCTGCATTAGTATCCCAATTCTTAGGGACAGGCATAAAGTTCGTAGAATCAAATTTTGTAATATCACCAGGTTTAATTGTATAAAGATATTTCCAAATATAACCATCACCACTAGTTCCAGCGGCCCTTGGTTCTAAATCTGTAAAAGTTGGTTCATCTAATGATGCCTTTCCTTCTGGATTATCAGGATCTGTTCCATTCTGAAGACAAATATAAACTCTATAATCAGAATTCATAACAAAATAATTGGCATCATATAAACTTATTGCATTCGATGGTTTAGATGGACTTTCTGCCTTAATATCATTCCTGTACATATCATAAGTAATACCTGATGTCCAACTATTTTTATCAACTACTTGTTGAACATCAGATGTGGTTACTTTTTTCAAAGCAATCATTGTGTCCCAATATTCATTCTCCTCATTAAAAGAATCTCTAGGACTTGGTGGAGTAGTATTCCAATCTGAATCAACCTGAGTAGCATTCGGCAAACCAATCCATGTATAATACGAATTAGTAGTTGCAGCAACACTCGCAACAAAATCTTTAGTATTCAAAATACGAAGTTGATCAGTTATAATTGCGGCCATTGTGACAATTTTTTAGTTATTTATTAAGATTGTTAAGCAGAATAATCTTTAGACTTCAAAGGTGCTACTCTAGTAACGAGAGCAGAAGTAGAAAGTCCAGTAAATCCATTTTGAGTATATGCATTAAATGCTTGAGGTACACCTCTAGAACCCAATGCTATTCTACCCCATGAGAAATTACCATACAATTCACTTACTCCCATTCCCGCTAAAGAATTGAAACTAGAAACACTAGTTGTAACCCTTGCAACATATGTATTTGCAATACCAGGAGTTGAAGTTTCTGCAATCGAAACTGCAGCCACTTCATACACATTATCTATAAAGGTAGTTCCTATACCTAATACAGATCCATTTTGATATATGGATGTTAAACCATTTCCAATATTACTATTAGAAACTGTAAAGTAATATCCAGTTTGAATACCACTTATAGTAACAGCAGTACCTGTTATAGTAGCATCTCTCAAGAATGAATTAGTTGGAATATACAAATCAAATACAACGCCTGTAGATGCAACACCAACAGTAGTTGTAGAAACTCCAACAATTTCTCCAAAGTCACCTTGATATGAAGATGATTCATTAATTTCTTTTGTTAAAGAAGGAACTTCAATAAGAACTTCTGGAGGACTGGAGATAGTATAACCAGTACCAGGAGATGTAACTGTAATAGCAGAAATCGCATCTCCAGTAAGTGTGGATGTAACGGATGCTCTCGTGGTTGTTCCCAACCCAACGGGAGTACCAATAATTACATCAGGTGCAGAAGTATATCCTGTTCCACCAGAACTCACCACAACTGAAGATATTGTACCAGCAATAGAAACAACAGCAGTGGCAGCAGCTCCTACGAGATTATCTTGAGAGGTTATAGAGATCTTTTGTATTTTAGCACTTGTCTGAGATTCATTATTAGGATCAAAGAATGATCTAACACTCTCAACGAATATAACATTTGAACCAACACCAACAGGTTGAATAATAACCGTTGTTGGATTAATTAATGCTTCTAATTCTTCACGACTCTTACTTACAATCTGACCATCAATAATCTTATCAGCACCTTGCTTACACCAAGTAACTGTTCTCTTGCAGTCGGGATTTCCATTAATACCCACACCTGTATAGGTATTTGTATCAACAATATCAGTTGCAACTATTTGAGTTACTAAGCGAGGATTTTGTTGAATAGATCTTGCACAAAGATCTGCATCCCCTTGAATTTGAAGAGTATCACCTTTTTTAACACTTTCTAATACATCTTTGAAAATAACATCAACATCACCACTTCCCTTATAGAAAAGAATCTTACAAGTATCACCATCAAATGTGCCATCACTATTTGCACCTTTAGGTGCTTCTGCGAATGTAATTACACTACCATTAGTAAATGTATATCCTTCACCAGGAACTTGTAAAGTATCATTTATAAACACTACCAATGTTGCTTGAACATCTATATTCGATCCTTCCTTAGACCTAATAGTAACAGGAGCTCCTGCTTTCTTTAATGTAAATGATCTCTTAGTGCCATCAAATTCAGAAGTAATCTTATCTAATACTTCAAGTTGACCAAAATGCCATGCACCAAAACGATCAGAAATAGTTTCTTGTATGGTAATTTGGAATTCATCAAATGTATATGATGGATTTGTAGGAATACCAGTCGTTCCTCCTACAGGCACAGTTAAAATTTGATCATCAGCATAAGCGTATCCTTTGTTTATTACTTCAAAACTAACAATACTAGATCCTTGACCAACAACTACATTAACAGTAGCTTGAGTTCCTACACCAGATGAAGAAGAACTATAAATTAATGGAAGATTAGAATATGAAAGTGGTTCATCAATGATTACATCCATTGCCCTGTTAACAGATCCTCCTCTAGAGTAGAAGTGAGTTCTAGTAGATACTCCAGAATTAATCGTGAAGGAAGTGGTATCAATAATTGTGAGAATTGTAGATCCTTGAGCAGCAGGATCTACACCACTCTCTGAATTATTTTCACTTCTAGGTGCAATCAAAGCAGGTTGAATTGTACCACCAGAAACATAGAATGTTGGAACAGTTGATATACCAACGTTAATTGTAAATTGAGTTACACTAGCTACTCCCGTAACAGGGGTTCCACCATATGCAGGATCAGTTGTTCGAGGATAAGTATGAGTTGCACCACCATTATCTAATGAACATGTAAATGCTAACCCAGTAAGCACTACATCACTTGCTTTACCGCTTACAGATAGTCCATGAGCACCAGATGTGGTAACTGTCATAATACCCGTAGAGGCAGTGTATACAGCACTCTGAACGCCCACAGCAGGGAGGTAATCGCATGTGAATGCAATTCCTGCTAACTTGACTTCCTGCCCCTCTGCAAGTCCGTGAGGTGTCGATGTGGTAATGGTTGTAATACCTGTTACTGAACTATAACCCACATTAGAAATAGATCTTGGTACATAAAGAACCTGACCATTCGTAATTGCTATTCCAGTAATATGTCCATCAGTGATTGCAGCAGTTCCAATTCCTGTTAGATTTGGAATACCATTGCTAGAAGTCTGTATTGCTACATTTACAGTAGTTTGAACTCCTACTCTATATCCAGATCCAGTGTTACCAATACTAATAGAAGTAATAGTACCAGCAGCAGATACAATAGCAGTTCCTCCAGCAGAAACAAGCGGTTGATATCCCAGACCAGCAGTTGAACCTACCGATACAATGATACCCCCAACAGGTATAGAACCGCTATTAGGGTCATAGGCTTCTGATGTGGCTGCTCCTGTGAAAGTAATGCTACTTATTCCAGTAAGACCTTCTGATAAAGTATAATCTTGATCAACTGTTAAGTCACCCGTTGGTCCTTGGAATATACCATTTATAAGAACCACTGCATTATTAGTAGAAAATCCACCAACATTTGATTGATTAGAAGTTAGGGTAAATGTTTTTCCAATACCATTGAATTCATCAGAAATATCATCAAAAATATAGTTATCGTGATAAGGTCGGTTACTACTATTCTTAGCAGCAGATCTCATAAAGGATCTCCCTTGGAACATAGAGAATGTAGTTATTCCTACCCAGTCTCTACTCTCAGGTGGATTAGTTGTAGAACTTACGGGAGTAGGCCCTTGAGGAGCAGTAATAAAGTTTATCTCATTACCAACAATATTATAATTACCTTCAACTTTAGTAACAATAGAATGAGCAGTATGAACTCCTAAATTAGTTCCCATCCACGCCCGATCTACTAAAATATTTTTTGCACTTCCATAACCCACAGTATCTACTTTCATTATTTCTTCATTGATTTTAATT